TGCGTGTGCTTCAAGATAGCCACGCCAGCAGGGAACACCGCCTGCTTGGCATACAGACCATCGCTGAAGTGGTGAGAGATCATGCTGTTCTTTTCCACATATAGACCGTAATGTATGGCTGGTAGTTGGCGTTTGTGCCGCTTGTGCCAGCAGATGCTGTAGTTCCAGAATATGTGTGGTCATGAGAGCCACCAGCGTTTGTTAAATCAACCGTACCACTACCAGTCCCGCCGTAATTTCCTCTTGAATAAGTGCCGCCCGTTCCAAAAGTTCCAACAGTTCCTATGCTTTCTTCGTGCTGGTGAGTTCCAATAGTAGAAGTAGTTCCGCTGAATGTATGCGTGTGGCTTGGCAATGTCGAATCTGCACTACCCCCTGTTTCTTCAGCAGTATCAAACAGAGCATTACCAGAATTAAAGCCCACCATGACTCGACCTGCACCAAATGCTGACCAAGTGCCAAATCCTAGAAGAGTGCCAGGATTAGTGGCTACAGAGCTGTTAGTGTAAATAGAGCCAACAGGAAACAGGGCGGCTTTTATAGCGTCTGCCACATCTTGAACAAATGCTGTGGTAGCTAGTTTAGTGCTGTCATCCGATGAGGATTGCGTAACCGCAATCGTGCCTGTTGGTAAGGTTGGCGTACCTGTAAAAGTAGGACTAGCCAAATCGGCCTTCGTAGCGACAGCGACAGCGATGTTGGCGAACTCGGTGTTGATCTCCGTGCCCTTAACGATCTTGAGCGGATCGCCAGATGACAGCGCATCCTTGGTCGCAAAGTTTGTGCTTTGAACGTAATCGCTCACGATAGTTTCCCTTCTTTGGCCTGAATTTCGATCTTCTGGATCGATATAGATGATCCGTTGATGTCGCTCTCGTAGCCTGTTTGAACAACCTTGCCGCTGCCGCTGGCTTGCGTCTGCAATTGTTGCAACGCAATGCCATCAGAATACTGGGCGACAGGCACGCCGTTAGCGCCATATTCGGCCACGCCGTACTGTGCTTCTCCCTGCGTTGGGATGTACATATTCGACGACAAGTAATTGGTCGAAAAGTCAAATGCCCACTTAGCGGTGATGTACTGATTGGTGCCGCCGATGACGATCACCTTTAGGCGCTTCAAAATTGAGGTGACGTTCTGATCGCCCAGGTCAGCGTGGTTCGTGTAATACTGCATCCGGTAGGAGGATGTGTAGTCTTTGAACGTCCCGTATTTGCCGATGTACCCCAGCTTGCCAATCAACAGATCGCCATTGCGCCGTGATAGTAGCGCAGTCGGCTCAATTGAGTCCCAATTCGTAATCCGAAACGTGCCATCTTGCAACGGCACGCGAGTGTCAAAGCAATAGACCTCTTTGACAGTTGGCAGCGTTAGCAGATAGAACGCTTCTTTTTCAGAATAAACCGACTTGATGTTGGCGAGCGTCTCGCTGCTAACAATGTTCATCAAATCGTTTCGCACGTTTTTTGACAAGTCACCCAGCGGAGCTGACTTCTCAATAATCGTCCGAGCAAACGAGCGCACGCCCGAATTAGACAAGAACAGCACATCCTTGCCGGTGTTCTGAATCGAATCACGGGCAATGCAGCCAATGCCGCCCACGGTGTCGTACAGCGTGATCGATGCTGGCGTCGTAGCGCCCGAATACACCAGAATCTGGCGTGATCCAAAAATGATCAGGAAGTTGTTGTGCGCGGCCAATCCCGAAATGTTGTCAGCGCCGTTGGGCCACACTCGGTTAATGTCCAACGTGCCAGACGTTCCACCAGTCCAGATGTGGCCTGCCAAAATGTCAGAAAACGATACCGTCGTGTTGTCCGTTGCTGTATCAGCAACCCACAAACGTCCGTAAGCCGAGATGACGATATTGCCCGACGGCACCGTGCCAGCGTAACCCACCTTCTCGCTCACGCGGCGATAGGTCGTGGTGCTCACTGCCGGGTCAAAGATCAGCGGGTCGTGGCCGGACTGAAAGAAGTAAGTTATGCCATTGAGCGAAGCACAAGACCAGTTGCTTGCGGTGATCGTCGGGGTCGTACCCCCTCCCCCGTAGGTCAATTCGGAAACAGCGTTAGAGCCGTCGAGCTTGAACAGTTTGTTATTGCCAGCGAATAGCACGGTCAATGTGCCGTCAACTTGCACCAGCTCGTGAATTACTCCGACATTGTTAGCACCCAGGTTGCCAGACGAACTATTGACGCGACTCCACCCTTTACGCGAGCCGATGCGGCCATACTGATCGATGATGCAGTTGGTCGCAACCAGCGCAAAACCAGCATTTAAATCAAGAGGCGAGTCTTGAGTGTTCAGCCCGTAAAAACCGGGGGCTGAAATGCTGTGTGGGCGTAAAGGTTCGCTCATACCGCGACAAATTCCTGGCTGTCGGGGAAACGAGTGGCTTCCAGCGCAATGTAGTCTGAGAGCATGGCGCGGTACAACTGATAGGCTTCTGAGGAGTTAAGACCGCCATCCTCACCGCGCTCGGCCAGCGCACGCGCAAAGGCGTTCTGGATCACCAGTGCGCTAGGCACCAGAAGCACAGTACCGTCGGAGGCCAGATCAGCCTGGGGGATCGTCAGCGTGAATTGCAATGCGTAGACGCCATCAGGACGAGGATAGAGCGTCACCTTGGCGTCGTTGTTAACATCGACCCCCTCGAAAATGAATTCGCTGGGGATGCCAGAGACTGGCGTAGCAAAGTTCTGCCGCCGATTCATCAGCGGGAAGGAGATGTTCTTCAGGCCGACGTTGGAGGTGATGTTAATCGAATCCTGCAACTGAAACTTCTGGCCCGCGCCGGTCAAAGAATACTTGTAAGTGTTCGCGACAGTATTGACCGCGATGTCTTGCGAGAGCACATCCCAATTAAAGGCGTCCTCGATCTGGCGCTTGGCATCGTTGACAAACTTGCCGATAAGCGACGAGTAAGTTGTTTCGCTATTGGTAGAAACAGTCGTCTCGCGCAACCGTGCCAACACCTCATTGATTAGTTGCAGGTAGGTCATTTCTTGTTCCTTGCCGAGATCGCTTTAGACTTTGCTTTAGCGTCTGCTTTGGACGATGCGCCCCAAGCCTTCAAGGACAAGAGAAGCCGAGTTGGCTCGCCATCCTTGTACTCAGGCCCAGGCATATTGCCCATTCGCGCTAAGAAGGAGGCCCTACGAGGGTTGTCGCCCGACTTCACCGGGGCTTTAAGACTGCCCCCGGTAGCAGCATTATAGGACGATCTCCCCTTGGCGTTCAAGCCGCCAGAGGGGGATTTTCCTTCTTTGCGCGTCCAGGCGGGCGTCTTCATCGCTTTGGCTTCTTGGCAGTCTTGGCGGCTTTCTTGAAGTCCGCGTTAGTGGGCGCGGCCTTGGAGCCGACTTTGTTCATCTTCTCGCCAGAGCCAGCCTTGATGCGGGCTTGCTTGGCATTGATGTTGGCGTAAAGACCGGGTTTCATTTCTTCTTTGCCTTTCCTGCTTGCGACAGTGCAATGGCGATAGCCTGCTTGGGGTTTTTGACCACCTTCTTGTTAGAGGTCAATTCCCCAGCCTTAAATTCTCGCATGACCTTGCTGATCTTCTTTTCAGCTTTGGTCTTTTTCATACCAATTCCGTCACAGAAAGCGTTGACGAAGTAGTCGTAGCGTCTTTGATAACCGCGATCTTGTGACCTGGGCTGACCCGAACAATTTCAGAAAAATTATTAGGCATCATGGCCGATGTCGTAAGGTTTGCAGTTGGGTTTGCACCAATCGCAATATGGCAATGACCCAACGAACAAGACAAGCGAATCATGGTGGTGTTTGCGCCGAATGCGGTTGATTGAACGCTGGAGTTGGTGACGGTAAAAATCTGCGTGGTACCAAAGCTCGGTACACCCATCGCCACGTTGTTTGGATCGAGTTGAAAGGTAGACATTATTTCTTTCCCCGAGTCATCTTGTTGGTCATCGTGCGCTGGCCACGGACGGGCAGCTTGGGCTTGCCAACAGCCACCATGATGGTGACCGGAGTGCCGCCCTTTTTGGCAGGCGCTTTGGGAGTAGACATTTTGGGCGCTTTTCCGTACATGATCAATCCTTAGTAATAGGCCCGCCAGACTTCCAAGCATCACAAGTGCGGGCCGCTGCACAGGTGAATTGAAACAGATCGCAGTAGCCCAGATCGGCTGCTTTGACGAACTGCTCATCGTAGGACAACTTACCCTCTTCTTCGTCCTTCTCCAAACCGCCAATGATGCACTGCATCATTTTAGGGGCTTGGATGAACGCAGCACAATTGCCACAGAGCATTTTTTTAATGCTATCGGTGGGTGCGTTGTACATCTTGGCTTTTTTGAGCCAGAAAGCATCGTTAGCCTCGTCCGGATTGGGCGGGCCGTAGCCATATTCCTTGAACGCATGGTTGCGGTTCTTCAGGTTGATATGGACATCCTGGGTGGCGACAGGACAAACGTCAAAGAGTTTCATATCGTTGCCACCGCCTTACGAGGACGGCCTCGTTGCGGAGGCATCTGTTGCGGCGGGCGAAGCGGCGTAATGTTGCGGTCAATCTCAGTCGGCGACGGATCATCGATGCGGACGTACCCGGCATGACCGCGCATTGAATCAATATCGTGCTGAAGAGTGAACGTCACCGTATTGCCACTCTGAAGACAGCGAAATGTTGCCATTTGAATCCTTAGAAAACAGGGGGTTTGTGGCCCCCTGTCTATGTTTACACCATGCGGCCAATGACCATTTTAACGGTCGTCGTACCCAGGTCAACAGCGCCACCAGTCGTGTTGGTGGTGGCGATCGTCACCGTGTTTGCAGCGGAAACGTAAGCGCGGCGCACGAGGCCAGCCTCGGAAACGCCAGCAGACATACTGATCACCATGTCGCCCAGGGCAACGCCAGGTACGGTGACGGTATCAGTAGCAGCAGCTTGATCAGCCACGGAGGCCGAGTCGAGCGTACAAGAAACAGCCCAAGTGTCAGAGTAGACGCCTCGGAACTGGTCATTCCCGCGACGGGAAGTGACAGCGGTAGCAGCAGCCATTTATATCTCCTTAAAAAGACGCCCCCCAGCTTGTGGCCAGGGGGCAGTTCATTAGGCCGGGACGGCCAGAGCGAAGGCGGCAGAAGCGTTGGCAGCGGTGCTGGTTGCGTTAGTACGCAGAGCTTTCACGCCGTACAGGGTGTCAGCCGTGAACAGGGTACCGAGGTATTCCTGCTTGTACTGAGTCTGCGAGCGGATGCCCAGTTGCTCGATCAGCACCATCGCATCGCGGTGGCCCATCAGGCAGATACGGTCAGCAGCGGTATTGCCAGCGCCAGTGTCGGCGTTGGACGAAGCGAACACAGCCATACCGTACAGCTGACCGATTTCACCGTTGCGGATAGCATCGCCGTTGCCGACGAACGCTTGCTCGGTGTAACGGGCCAGACCCATGAGGGTGTTGCGGCTCGACGGGGGGATCAGGAAGAAACGGCCATCCATAGGGATGTCGTTGTCGTCCAGGCGCTGGATGGTGCGGCGGATAGCAGCATCAGTCAGTGCAGCAGCGTTGGAGCTCGAGCTGTTGTAAGCAGTCGTGCCGTCAGAGCCGATGAACGCCTTCGTGCTGGAAGCAGAAGTAGCATAGTCGTCCGTGCCAACAGTAGCGCCGTTGAAGCTGCGGCCCAGTTGAACCAGATCGGTGTCGATGCGACGAGCCAGAGCATAGCCAGCGTCTTCCGTGTAGAAAGAGCGCAGCGAGGTCAGGGATTGCACTTCGACGATGTCCTCGATCAAGCGGCTGTATTCATAGTGCTTGTTGATCAGCACTTGAATGTTGGTGTCGCTCTCGGCGATCAGGGTAACAGCGTCGGTGGCAACCTTTGCATTGGCGCTGCCGCGAGCAGGCGAGGGGATGTTAACCGTGTCACCCTTTTTGCCTTTGAAAGACATCTTCTTGACCAAGTTGGCCAGGACGAGGTTTTTCTTATAGGCAGCAACAATTTCATCACTCCAAATTTCAGGAATGAAGTTAGCTGCGGAGGTAACGGTAACGCTATTAGTGGGGGAAAAGGCGGTGTTTGCCATAGTTAAATCTCCAAAAGTGGTTTATCGAACCCGACCCTCTGCATACGCAACCATGATCTCATCAGAAAGGGCTTCGTAGCGGGACGGGTCTGTCATCTTGAGCCTAATAAGGTCGGACCGGCGGTAGACGCGCTTGGAACTCTCGCCAGAGCCACCAGTGTCAACTTGCGCTGCTTTCATGTTCTGCTTTCTGACGGCATCTCCTGCCTTCTCAGTTTGCTGAACCTTAACGCCGCGCAGTTGCTTGAAGGTGGACAACAGTTCATTGGCCGAGTCGTAATCAAACTCACCATCAGCCTTCGCATACAGACCCACCCGCACCGGCGAGGATTTTACCCACGCCGCAAAGTCAGGGTCTTGCACCAGCTGAGCGTAGTCAGGGTGCTCTTGCGATAGCTTTTGTTGAATCTGCATCCGTTTGAAATCAGCAGCAGCTTGACGCGCTGCGACAACATCTGGGTGACGATCTACGGTTTTCTGGACTGCCTTTTGAGGATTCTCAAAGAAATCTACTTCAGGCTCTTCCTCTTGAATAGGTTGTTGCTTAGAACCGAGGTTCTGCTTGATGAGTTCATCCGCGAGCTTGCGAACTTCGCCGACTTCTTGCGCCTGCTTACCGATTAGCTTTTCAGCCTCTTGGTGCATACGAATAACGTCTTCGAGACTTTTAGCCCGATACTTCTCGGGAATCTCTACTACTTGTTTCGCTTCCTCAGCTTCAATCTCACTGGGCAATTCGGATTCTTGGTCAATCAACATATGGTTCCTGCCATTTTGGTTGTAGGAGATTCAACTCGGCATTCCTGCTTATGAGTTGGCTTTGCGTTCCGCATTCAATTTGTCGGTGTGCCGTTGCTCAAACCGTCCGTATGCAGACGGAAAGTGCCCAGACCAACCTTCCAAATTGAACTTTGGAGCGCTAATCGTGCGCGAGGCAACACCCCCGCACGAACACAAAATGCTGGCCGTCTCATAATCAGTCAGGCACTCAGTGCGTTGTCCGCATTCGCAGACAAATTCATACATTCTCAGCATTCAAATCCTCATATGCACGTTCGCTGATCTGCTTGAGATTTCTCAGCCAAGTCAGGATTGAAAGTTCACCCTGACGAAAGTGTAAGGTTTTTTCATCGGGAATGGTAGAAATATTATTTAGGGGTTCGATCATTTTGTCAATATCTTCGATCAGGTCTAGCCAGCCCTGCTGCGAGAACATACTAAATCGTTCTTCGTAATATTTCTGAAGTTCAGGTGTCACGGGTTGCCTGTGTAATGATGAAAACAACAATTGTGCCGAGAATGGAAACTGTCAGTACAACGCCCACAATTTGAGCGATAAGAACCCGTTGAGCGACTAGCTTGACCCTGGCGATCTTGGCTTCCCGTTCAGCCTTGGCCCGCTCTTGCTTAATCTTTATGCGCTCTTTGAGCATCATGTCCCAGAGTTCTGGATAGCCGCCGTAAACCAGTTGATGCTTGAGCTGCTCCTTTGCCTCGCGCAGGGCGTTTGCCTGCATGACGATCTCCATCGCCTTGCCGGTGTCTGACTGCCCCTTCTTGGCCTTATCGTTAGCCGCCTTCTGGACTACATCTTTGGCGTCAAAAAACTTGCCAAACTCTCCAACTAAGCCGTTGATGTCCTTGCCTAGTTTGATTGCTTTTTGGATGCCGGCGACCGCAGCCTGGGCGGCAGCGAATGCTGTTATGGGATCCATAGCACCCAGAACCCCAGCTTAACTAATGCCAGTAAAGATGCTAAGAGAATGCAAGCAAGGAGAAAGGCAAAGAACCAGTCAAGCATTTCTTTTTCTCCACTGCAAGCAAACCACTTTGAACTTAACATAGTCTTCGTACATCCATCTCACACACTCATACTCAACCGGCTTTGGTGGAGGCTGCTGCGCGAGAAGGGCCAGCGTTAATGCCGCAGCAAACTTGCCCAAATGACTCCCGCCATTGCGACGATCATTACCCCCGCCACTTTGAGCAGGATGCCTTCAATGCGTTTCAGGCGAGCATTTATTTGATCGTACCTGACAGCGCAGATCTCTTCGTGCGTCATCAGCTTAGCGGCAGTCATGTCAATCGTGTCCATTACATTTGCTCGACAATGGTTTTAAGGGCAAAAACATCTGGCGCTGCGTCAATGTCAGCCTGCAAAGCCGCATACTTCTCGCGCACAGCCTGACGGGCAGCTTCAGCCGCAGCCGCCTCTGACGGGATAGTCGCCTTGATGTCCAGGGGCGCAAACTCCTGCGAGCGAGCCGTGCGGCGCATATCGTGGGCAATGGCTTTTGCTTTGGGGATATTGACGGAGATCATTTATGCATACTCCCAAGCTGCACGGAATGTACGGTCGGTGGGGATGTCGGCAACATCCACGATTTGGTAAGGCTTGCCAGCCGGAACGTCTTTGGCTGCGATCTCTTCAATCGTCAGGCCGCACTCGGCTGCTGGAATGATGACGGCCACGCCGCCATCGTCGGTGGGGTAAATGATACGTTGGTTCATGTTTTCTCCTAAATAATCACCTAGTTACGCCAACAAAAACGTAAGCGGAATCTTCGGAACTTCTTGCTCCGCTAGAAGACCAAGTACCAACACGAACCGCAGAAGTTGTTGGTGCAACTTGAGTTGCTAGAACGTTTGCGCCTCGTACACCGCTATTCCCCGTATTATCATTGCCTTGCACAACAAGCGGGCAATAATTCACATCCGGCATCGCAGTCGTAAAGTTCACCGTGTAATCGCCAGTATTGTTGTCGGTAATCGACAGCGCAAAGGCATTCCCCGCAAGTGATGCGAAGGGTACCTGAGAGAAACTGGCGATACCGAACATGATTATCCCTTAGCAGGCAGCGGCGTGTTGCCAGCGGCCAGCCACGCCTTAAACTCGGGGTAGTCAGCCGTGCAAGTCAGGCGGCATTTACCGTCGTCGTCGATGCGGGCGTAAATCGTCACGCCGTCTTCGTTGGTGGTGAGGATTTTGAAGGTCATAGTTCGGCACTCCATGCGAGGTAAGCGGCAGCGTTGTTAGATATTGCTGAACCGGCATGGCCCGCCGTCAGTCCAGATGCAACGGTGTACGCAACTTGAAAATTGAACTCACTTGATCTTGCTGAAAAAACAGGGACGGAGTTGCAAGCGACAGAAGTTGTGCCATTCCACGCATAATTTGCCGCCGTCCCAGATTGTTCTAATGCCGTTGGAGATGTCCGCATCGTTACCGGAAACGACCCATACCCGGCGAAAGCTGTTGTGCTTGCTGCTGACGCTACTGAAAAAAGGTCGCCGCTTGCGGGGCTGATTCGGTAGTAATAACGCTGACACATAATCAACTCACGCCCGTAGTCCCTGCGCTCAAACGGCGTTGCAACTGAGCCTGCTTCAAGCTGGACGCCGGTGATGTAGAAATCTGCGTTAAGCGTTGCAATCAGGTTTACCGCGTCAGTCACACCGATGTAATTTCCAGCAGCCCACGCGCCAGCCGTCTCGGATAAAGTTGAACCTGCACCCATACTCCAATTTATGTAAACTCCGATGCCGTTAGTTGTCAGCCACGTACCAGAAGTATCCCCTGCAATTGTTACAGACTTTTGTTCCCAAGTATTTGCAACAGAAATACTGTAACTAAACGGGTAAGACCTAGTGCCGTTACTATTTCTTAATGCGCCACCAAACGTACCAGTTTGGCTGCTACGACACCAAAACGACAGCGTTACCGTCGCGGCAGAGGCTGTTCCCCACGCTAAATCAGCGACGTTCAGCCCCTCAATTACTTGATACAGTGTTGCGTACTCCGTAGCACCCAAAGAAGCATCTGCCGTGGTTGTGGTGTACTTTAGCGAATTGACGAATCCTGCTGGAGCAGTCGTTGTTTGCTGCCCTGAAAATGCGCCCGAGCTATTTCCAAAAGAAAGCCTGAACCTATCAACGGGTAAAGCATCGTTTGCGGTCACCGCCGCCCCAGCATTCCTCTGGTCGATCCGCATATCGCCGTTAATAATGCGGTTCCTGAACCCCATGCTGTTGACAGCAGAGATGTTGTTGCTGTTGACGGTGAGAGAAGGAAGCGACAAGTTCCCGGCGTTGTTCACCGTTAGCGCATCCAGCGTAGTGGAGCCAGAGTTGCCCACACCCAGCCGCACCGTGCCGTCAGGGGTGCTTGGCTGGTACAACGTGAAGTTGTTGGTGGCTGTGACCGACTGGCCGACCTGTACGTTGTTTGTTTTTAACGTGCTCATGGTTTACCTTTCAACGGAAGATGGTGACAGAAACAACGGTGGAATCTGCTGGAAGACCACCTGTAGTACCCATACCAACTCGTACCAATGACGTTGTTCTAGCAGTAGAGCTATCCCTTGTACAACCAACGGCAAAATCACTAACACCACCAATGTCACCAGTAACATTGG